TTAATTCTAGCCCGATTACTTTTTATTCTTTTGATTAGTTTGGTAGTCAATTTGGCACTTGACTAGTTGTAGATGGTGATAGGAGGGTATTAGACATACACTCGGCAAGGGTGTGGGATACAATGTATGACAGGTATCGTAGGATTGGCAAGATACCGATGGATGACGCATTTATTCACGAAGATTTCAATCCTTGCTGTTCCTGTCAGCCCAGTATTGAGCATACAGGTTCAATGCTTACCATAATTCACAGGCAGGTAATTCCTTTATCGGATATAAGTGAAGAGTTAATTATCACAATGTCAAAAAGCGTGTGATAAAATAACTGAATAACACAGAGAAAAGAACTAATTAGGGTAAGATAAGTCCAACTTATTCTTGCAGGTAAGACTAAGTTACAATAAGGTTATTGTAACAAGTGCTATTAGTAGATATATTATTTTCGTTATTTGTTATTAAGGGAAAGAATGCGATTAGAAAAGTACAAAGATAAATATTATCAATTATATACGGTGGAAGAAGCCCATAATTCTGGTATAGCGTACAAGAAAGATTGGCGTAACGCTGAAGAGGGTAATTATGTATTGACAGATGACAATATGGTAGTGCCTGTCTTAAAGATAAAGCGTATAGGTAAAGACAGGGCAATACAGACTCCCACTGGGTTATTTAACATAGATAGAGCAAACACGAAGTTGGACACTAAGCATAGGGCTAACAAAACATCTTTTACCAGCAAGCCTCCTTCTCAAGTAATTAGGGATAGGAAAAATGCTAACAATAGAGAGATAATGTTTGTAAAGTATTTTATTGAGACTGGAGATAGGGTAGAAGCATACTTACGTGCATTTAAGACACAAAACATAGAGATAGCAAAGATTCAAGGTGCTAACTTATTAAAACAAAAGAGGATAGTGAATATGATAATTGACGAAGTCAAATTGGCTTGTAAAAATTTGGGTGTTAATTATGAGTATGTTATTAAGGGCTTCAAAGAGATTTACGAGGATACAGGACAGAAGGGTGCTGATAGGTTAAGAGCCTTAGAGAACTTAGGCAATATCATTAACGCTACTGATAAGGCAAATGTTTTGAGTGGTAATGAGGGATATACAGGTGGAAGACTATCAGGTGGAGAAGAAAGGAAGGGAATACCAAATATGGCAGAGATTCCTGCTGAAGAGATTGAGAATATTCTGGATGATGTTCCAGAAGAAGAAATAATAGAAAGTGGATTATAAAAAAAGGAGAAACTTTATGTCACAAAAACCAGACAAATTGCCCAATATTGTCACAGGTATTAGTGAGGTTCAAGAACTAACTAACATTCTAAAGGGCATTGGAGTTGATTACACTAGTAGGCTTAATACCCTACTATCGTCCTTGAATACTATTGCCATTTTGGCTAATAGTGAAGAGGCTCGTAGAAAACTCAACGTCCCGATAGAAGCCGTAGATAGGTTAGTTGAGGACACGTTGAATCGGGCGACGGTATGCTATTACATAGTTTCGCTAGTAACAAGCATACTACAATCTCCAGATACTTTGGAGAAATCATTAACTACCCTTAAGAGTGCTGTGAGAGCGGGATATTTTATTGATGCTAAAGAAGAGTTGCGAAAAGAACCTGACGAACAGGTTGAGAATCTAGGTTGTCAACCCGAAGCCGATGAAGAGCAACCTGAAGTTGATGCAAATCAGCCTGGTGATATTGATGCAAATCAACCCGAAGTCGTAGGGCAAGCAACTGATAAAAAACAATAAGTAAAAGGAGAAAAAGATGTTTGGTAAAAAGAAAAGACGTTTAAGAGAAGAGACTGTGAATTTTATTCTAGACTCCATTCTTAAATTGTATGAATCGGTTTTGGAATTAACCTTGCTTATAAGGCGTAACAGAGAAATTGCGCAGAATGAAAGCAACATCCAAACGGTTACTATTAGTAGGATGTGGGATGTGATTGAGGATATTAAAAAGACCATTGCAGAAAAGGAGGTTTCTGAAAATGAACAACTTTTTAATTCCAGTCCGAGAAAACCTCGTACGCCAGCAAATAAGAAATGTGCTGGTGCTGGTGCGTGTAGTGAACCAACTCCGAGAAAGTCCAACCTAAAGGTGGGTAGGAATACTAACCAACTTATGGGTGGCGGAATAAAGGCATAACAAGAATGGGCGGATATAGGTTTCCAAAAGATAAAGAAGAATTTTTATTGCGAGAGGCATATAATAATCTTATTGTCTTTGGTAAACTATTTCTGCCAGGTGACTTTCTAAAAAGTGAGACACCAGCATTTCACTATGTTGTAGCTAAAGGCTTATTGGAAAAATCTACAAAACCACTTGCTATTATTATTCCAAGAGGTCACGGCAAAACAACGCTGGTACGTGCCAAGATACTGCACGATATATGTTATTGTAAGAAAGCAAAGGAATGGGGGTTGTCTGACGATGACGACCCACTCTTTTATGGGTGGGTTTCATCTACTCAAAGAAAGTCTATGAATAATATCAAATACATTAGGTTGCACGCTGAAAGCAATCTGATTATGAGATATTATTTTGGTGATTTATCGGGTAGGGATAAGAGAGGATTTGTATGGGGAAGAGAGGATTTAGAGTTTTCAAATCGGTGTAGTTTAGTATCCCGTTCTAACTTATCAAGCTTGCGTGGTGAGAATGCCGCAGACGTAAGTGCTGGGGCTATTCGTTATTCGGGAGTTTTCCTTGATGATACCGAGAACGAAGCCAACACTCGGACGGCTTCGGCTCGTGAGAACCTTGCCCTAACAATAATGGATGGAATCTTCCCATCAGTTGACGTTCACAAAGGACGTGTTTATTTTGTAGGAACTCCCGTACACTACGCATCCTTCTGCCAGAAGATACTGGATTCGTATTATAAGCACAAAGAAGAAGGCACGCTTGATAAATTTATGTGGGAGGTTATTACCTTTAAAGCCACGCAACCCAAAGCACCTGGCGGTGTTTTGTGGAATAGTTATATCCCACGTAGCGTATTGGATAGAATCAAACTTACTTATGCACAATCACCACGAGGTATAGCAGGTTACTATCAGGAATATGAATTAGAGATTCAGAATGCTGAATTTGCGCTTTGGAATCGTAATCACTTACGTTACTGGGATGGATACTTTACTATCGAGGATGGGGTAAAGTATATTGTAAAGGATGGAGAGCATATCCTTGTTAATACCTTTATAGGTTGTGACCCTGCTACTGACATAAGGTCAAAGGCATCCAATTATTCTGTTATTATGGCAATTGCTATTGACAAAGATAACAACGGGTATGTCTTAGAATATGTTAGGAAGCGGTATATTCCTTCATTGGCTATCAGAAATGCTAATGGTGAAATAGAATCTGGTGCTACTTGGGGAGTAGTGGATTACATCTTTGATATGGCAGTAAGATATGATGTTAATTCAGTAGTTGTTGAAGATGTAGCAATGAATAGAACTATTCTAAACGATTATTTATATGAATGTAAGCGTCGTAATACTTTTAAATACGGACTAATAGGAGTAAAGCCTGGCGGTACAAATAAAGTTAATCGTATCTATTCGGTGATGAATAATAGATTTGCTTCTGGGTCTGTGTATTTGAAAGATGGAATGTATGAACTTGAGAATGAAATACTTACTCTAGGAGATAAAATGGCGTATGATGACCTTGTAGATGCGTTGACGTATGCTTTTATGAAAAGCTATCCGCCTAGTAATTATGTCTATAATAAGAACAAAGTATTAGTAAAGAAAAAACCTGTTGCTAAGAATTGGATGGCGGCGTAGAGATGGACGGAAAAGAGATAAAAATATTATACGATTTGGCTAATAACAAGTTACGAACCAAGTGGTTAGCCGTTGGACAGCGTAATATGGATTATTTCTTGAATATCCAATTAACACCACAGGTTATTGCAAGGCTTAAAAAGGCTGGGATGCCTACCTTTGTAATTAACAAGATTACTCCTGCGGTTGAGCTGATGAAATACTTTGTTACTGCTGGAACACCACGTTGGCAAGTTGTGGGATTGGAAGAAAGTGATACAGATGTAGCTCATATTCCTACCGCCGTAGCAGAGTATTGTTTAAATCTTTCTAGTTGGCGAGTAGTATTTAGTAGAGTGGTATCCGATGCTATTATAAGGGGGGCAGGATATTTCTGGGTTATGGTTGACCCAGACTTAGATGATGGGATGGGAGAGGTATTAATTAAAGATTTACACCCTAGAGATGTCTTCTGGGATATACGTTCTCGGGATTTCTTTAGACGGGATGCAATGTATTGTGGCATAAGAAAAATCTTTTCTAAAGCCCAATTAATGCAAATGTATCCCGAGCATAAGGAACTAATAAAGCAAGCCAATACGATTGATAGCGAAGATAGTTTAATATCTAGTATTGGTGCTACCACTACTGCGCCCGATGGCACTGAAGAAGTAGAAGAGGTTAATCCTGGCGATATTGATAATGGCGATATTGATAATATTGATACTGGTTATTCCTATGATAATATTGATACTGGTTATTCCTATGATGTTCAGGATACTGATATATTACGATATAGTGTAGGAGATTCTGATTGGGATACTTTAATAGAGTATTTTCATATCTATCTAAAAGAGAAGAAACCCATTCATAGGATTACATATTACGTTGTTAAATCAGAAGAAGAAATTAAAGCCATTACTCAGCAATATACTCAAGAGTTCAATAAAATTGCTGAAGAGGGTAAGGTAAATATTGGTGACCAACTAGCCCAGCTAAAACAGGCTTTAGAGGCTGGTGAAATTACTCAAGAACGTTTTCAGTTTGAATCTAAGAGAATACAAGAAGAGTATGCTCAGAAGCTACAAGAGGTTCAAGATGAATTAAAACAGAAAATAGCCGAGTATTCAGTAGAGATTAAAACTGAGAAGTTTACAGAGAAAGAATATAATCAGTTAAAGAAATCGCCTGAATTTGTATCTACTATTATTGATGAAATAAAATACTACGCTACTGTTATTAAAGAAGTTACAGCAATAGGAGATAAGATATTAACTCAACGTTATCTTGATGACCGTATTACTGAATATCCGATAGTACAGTTACCGTATATAGATACAGGATGCCCATTCCCAATGGCGTATGTTACTATGTTAGTAGGTAAACAGGATGAGATTAATAAAGGTCATCAAATTACTATTCATAATGCTAACTTAGGGTCGGGATTGCGTTGGATGTATGATGAAGGTTCTATTGACCCAGATGTTTGGGAAATGTATTCGTCTTCGGTAGGTGCTTTGTTGCCTGTTCATACTGGAATGCAACATCCTATTCCTATAATGCCAGTTCCTATTTCTAATGGTTTTATCCAATTAGTCCAAGAGAGTAAGTATGATTTTGAAGACCAGTCTGGTATGTTTAGAACTATGGCTGGTGGTCAAGATAGTAATACTCAGACATATCGAGGATTATTAGCATTAGACGAATTTGGTACAAGACGGATAAAACAGTGGATTATTAATGTTGTAGAACCTGTATTAACCTATTTAGGAAAAGTATTCCATTCAGTAGCGCAGTCCACTTACTCAGCATACAAGGTAATGCGTATTGTTCAACCAAATAATCAGTCTAAAACAGTAGAAATTAATATTCCTATCTACAATGATTATGGCGAGGCAGTAGAAAAGTCTATGAATTATAGTGAAATGAAGTTTGATATAGCCTTCGTAGCTGGTTCTACTCAACCTATTAACAGGTGGGCATTATTAGACGAATACTTTAAGTGGTTTCAGGCTGGTATTATTGATGATATTGCCTTCTTGGGTGAGACTGATATACGCAATAAGGAAAAGATTATTCAACGCAAATCCACATACAGTCAACTAATAGCTAATATTGATGAACTGAACAAGATGGTAAAAGATTTACAGAGTAGGAATAAAGCACTAGAAAATCAATTAGTTAATTATTCGATAAAAGATAAAGCTTCTACGGTAGGAGATAGATTGAACAAGCAATATATGGAAACTGCTTATCAACAGAAACTCTTACGTGGATTAATGAAAGGTAATGCCCGTGTAAAGAATCAAGAAATTCAGAATACAGTTAATTCTATTCTTCAGAACTTTAGTGGGCAGATGCAAGTAGAAGCTGAGAAACAAAAAATACAGATGCAGAATAGCGGTAATGCCGCAACTGCACAAAATAGAAGTCAGGAGACTAACCCTCCCCCGACTGAAGAAAATAACAACCCCCTAACAGAGGAGACAAACAATGAGTGATGAGTTTTGGGATGGTAACACATCCGATTTAGGTGGTAACACACCTTTTGGTGATAACACACCAGGTCTTGGTGATGATTTTGGAGATGATTCCGACGACGTGTTCGGCGATGATTTTTCAGATTTATCACAAACAGGACAAAATGATGATGACGATTTAGAAGATTCTGATTTCCAAGATGATGATGATGCGGCAAATATGGGGGGGAATCAGAAGAAGTCTAAACCAGTCAACTGGAAAAAGCGGTATCTGGATTCTTCTCGTGAAGCCAAACGTTTGTATGGCGAACTACAAGGAATCAAGCAAGCAATGCCGTTGATAAGTGCCGTACAGGCTAATCCCCAATTTGCTGAATATGTTCAACAATTTTTTAACAAAGGGAATCAGGGTCAGGATACGCTGGATTTGCCTGATGATTTTCAATTTGATGCCGATGAGGCATTTAAAAATCCGCAATCTCCATCTGGACAGGTTCTAAATAAGATAATTGAATCTCGTGCCAATCAAATCATTGAGAAACGCTTAGAAGCTGAAAAAGCAAAAACACAAGCGCAAAGAGTGGAACAAGACTTGGTAAACAAGTTTAAAATAACACCACAACAACTGGCAGAGATAAAACAATGGGCTTCTAAAAGAACTATTACTCCTGATGATATATACTTTTTGTATTTAAAGGAGAAAGGTTTATTGCAGAAGAACATTCATAATTCAATAATCCAAGACCAACGAAGACAATCTTCTAATGTACAAAGAGCTCCCCGTAGTGCCGCTACGCTGGAGAGTATGAACTCTGACGATATAGATAGAGATACGGCGGCATTTAATACAATTTTAAAATCAACAGGACAAAGTATGCGTAAACTTCTCGACGTCTGATTCTCTAATTAGACAGGAGAGAATGTTATGGCTACAAATTTAACGTTCGAGGGTGTACAAAACGCCCCACAATATATTGGCAATGTGCCTAATATCAATTTAGGCGACCAATATAAACCCTATGAGTTTGGTAAGAAATTATCGCAACTTAATATTGCTTCAGACCCGTTTTTTCGATTCGTCTCAAAACTCAGAAAAGAACCAGTAGCGGCTACTGAATATGTTTACACGGAAGAGCGTCCCAGTTTTTGCCGTAGGTATGCTTATGCTGTTGGTTGGAAACACGGTGGAGATACGAGTTTTGTTGTTACTAGCAAAACTTTTGGTAGTGGAAATATCGTAGAGGGTAATGCTATTAGTCTTAAATTGGCTGGTGACTATAAGACTGTTGGTAATATTACTAACGTATATGGTCAGGCTACCAATAAGATTAGTATTGGTGCTGATGGAACTACTCCACGTTGGGTTATTCCCAATATTCTACTGCGAGTTCCTCTAAAACCCCAAGCAAAAGATTTACCAACTGACCCTTATAGCGCAACAGTTGCCACTGACTATATGACTGTATTAGTGCAAAGTGTTGGTGGTACTGCGCCTTATGTAGAGGTTACTGGTATTGTTGTTAGAGTTCCTAAAAATGGGGCTTATGTATTAACTACACTATTAACCTCAGGCAATGTAATTTCTGAAACGTATGGGATACATCCCGCTATGCTAGAGGCACTGAGAACAACTGTTCAAGGTACTGCGTTTGGTGCTGGTACGGGAGTGCCAGAGACTTGGGCGGATACTCCATACATTAATGGATATGCGATGACTCAAATTCTAAAGACCTTTTGCGCTATGGATAATTCTAGTAGGGCGAATGAAATGAGGTTCTTTAAGAATGAGTATGCCCGTATTTGGGGTAATAAACTAATCGAGCATAAATGGGATTTGGAACAAATTGGACTTTTTAGTTCACTTGGTAGAGATGCCAATGGCAATAGGCATACTGAAGGTGCGCTTAATTACATTATGAAAAACTCCAATGTTTTTTCGTTGAATTATGCTACTACTTATGCCGATGATTTATTTAA